CGCCTCGGGCACCCTCATCGTGGGCGACGCCTCCGGCTACGAAATCTTCGAGCAGCAGAAGGGCGCAATCTCGATCGACAACCCGTCGACGATCTCGCGCACCATCGCATGGCGCGGCTACTTTGCCACGCTCATGATCGACGCGTCGAAGTTCGTCAAGGCCGCGTTCGTCTGATCCGATAAAGCTGCACCTGGGAGTTCTGCATCATGGCAACATTCACCGTCACGCACACGCAACGTGTCGATGGCTATGCCGTGGTGCAGACTCTTGAGGCAACCGAAATCGGCATCGGGCAGTCGATCACCGTCGCAGGCACGACCGGCTTCAATGGCACGTTCACAGTTTTGGCAGTCCCCGTCTACGCCTTCACCGGCATCGACACCGAAGGCGACTTCACCTACGACACGGACGTGCTCATCCCGAACCAACTGCTTGTCGCTTCGGCAGGCTCCGACGTGGCCCGCGACGCCATGTCCGGCACGATCACCTGGACACAGACGTGCACCTGGATCGTGGCGGCTGATGTTCTGTCATGGCTAGGTATTTCCGTAGCAACCGCCAACGACACAGCCTTCGTTGGGGTGTGCACGGACGCCGCCAACGCTTGGGCCTACAAGGCGCGGCAGATGGCTGGCTATCAGGGCGAGTCACTCTCAACCGCGCCAAGTAGTGCCGTCAAACTTGGCACGATCATGTACGCCGCGACCCTTTACCGCGAGCGCGGCTCGGTCGACAGCTTCGCGTCGTTTGGCGACATGGCAATGACCGCCCCGACCGGCTCAATGGGCCAGATCATGAGACTGCTCGGCGTGCGCCGCGCCCAGGTGGCCTGATGGCCGCCACCGGCATCTTTGCAGACGCCCGCACCACGCTGGCCGCCTCGATCACCGCGTTGGGCCTCGCAGCCGTCCTGGACAGCCGCAACGCCCGCCCCATGTCCGTGCTCATCAACCCGCCGACGTTCACCTGTTTCAACAACAACGTCGCAGACATCAAGTTCTCGCTCATGATCCTGGCGGCCCCACCCGGCAACCAAGACGCCGAGGACTACCTCATCACGACCGCTGACACCATCATGAACTCGGCCATCACCGTCCTTGACGGTCGACCGACGATCGTGGCGATCGGCGGCCAAGACATACCCGCATACGAACTGACCGTCGCTATGGGCGCGGCACGAAACTAGGAGGGCCGATGGCTCAATACCTTGCACAACCACAACTCACGTTCGCAGGCACCGACCTGACCGACCAATGCCAGGCTGTCAGCATGGAGCTCGGCTATGACGCGCTCGAGGTGACCACCTTCGCAAACTCTGGGCACCAGATGGCCCCAGGCTTGCAGACCGTGTCCGGCACGATCACTTTCCTGGTGTCCTACGGCGCAGCAGAAGTCGAAGGGCTCGTCGCTGGCGAGATCGGCCAGGGTGACACCACGATCATCGTCAAGAAGGCGTCGGGCGCAATCGCTGCCGATAACCCCGAGTGGACGATCAGCAACACGTTCGTCTCGGCCCCGCTGACGTTCAACTACGGCGAGTACCAGATTATGGAAGTCGCCTTCGAGGGCGGCACCTGGGTACGCGACGTAACCCCCTGATCCAAACCAACCCCTAACCGTGCAAAGGGAGAACCATGCAAATCACCATCAGCGTCGACACCGGCCAAGGCCCCAACGTCGTCACCACGTCGCTTTACACAGTCATGCTGTGGGAGAGGAAATACAAACGGCGGGCAGGCGACCTGGCAACCGGCATCGGCGCAGAGGACTTGGCGTTTCTGGCGTATGAAGCGAGCCGTGCCGCGGGCATCGTTGTCCCGGCTGTGTTCGACGACTACGCCAAAAAGATCGTCGCCTTGGACGTGATCGCGCAGGAGGAAACAAACCCTTCCCAGGTGGCACCTACAGCAGGGCATTAGCCGAGCTGCTGGTCGCCACCGGGTACTGGCCTCCCGAGATCGAGTTCACCGCGAAGGATCTCAACACCGCAATCGACGTACTCAACAAGCAGCGCAAAGGAGGCAAAAAGTGACAGCGACCGCCCGCACCGATGTCGCTGGCCTCCGCGACGCCGTCCGAGCACTCAACAAAATCGAACCGGGCCTCCGCAAAGAGTTCACCCGCGAAGCCGCCGACATCGCCAAACCAGCCATTGTCGAAGCCCAAAATTCGTACCCTGACGAGCTGCTGTCAGGTATGCAGCGCAGCTGGACAAGCCGCGGGCGCAAACTGTTCCCCTGGTCGGCGGCCAAAGCCCGCCGCGGCGTCAAACTCAAAGTCGACGCCCGCCGCGAAGCCCTGTCGGTGATCAACATTCAACAAACCGACCCGGCCACCGCCGTATTTGAAACAGCGGGCCGCGCCAACCCAAACCAACTCGGCGAGTCCCTCGGCCCACTACAACCGAACCGCACCCGCATCCTCGGCCCTGCGGTGTTCCGTAAGCGTCGCGCCATCGAGGACGAAATGCGCCGACTCGCCCTTCGCACCGTGCAGAATGTCGCCAAGGAGATGCGATGACCGTACAAATTCCCATCATTTCGGAGTTCGACGGCAAAGGCGTCAAAAAGGCGATCCAAGAGTTCAAGCAGCTCGAGACAGCCGGGCAAAAAGCATCGTTTGCGATCAAGAAAGCCGCTGTCCCCGCCGCCGCCGCGATCGCAGGCTTGGCAGCCGCAGGCGGCCTCGCTGTCAAAGCCGCAATGGACGACGCCCGCGCCCAAACCGAACTAGCCCGGCAGCTGCGCACCACAGTCAAAGCCAACGACCAAATGGTGGCGTCCGTCGAGGACATGATCGCCAAAATGGAGCTCGCCACCGGCGTCGCTGACAACGACCTGCGCCAGGCGTTGGCGGGGCTTGCCCGGTCGACTGGCGACGCCGCCAAAGCCCAAGACATGCTCGCCTTGGCTGTCGACATCTCGGCAGCGACCGGCAAAGACCTACAGTCCGTTTCGGAAGCTCTCGGGAAGGCGTTCAACGGGCAGACGACCGCCCTGGCGAAACTTGACCCGAGCCTCCGCGGCCTTGTCAAAGCAGGCGAGGACACCGACACCATTTTCAACAAAATGGCCGACACGTTCGGCGGCGCGGCTAAAGAGGCGGCAGAAACCGCCGAAGGCCGTTTCAACCGTATGGGCGTCGCTATCGGCAACGCCCAAGAGTCAATCGGCTACGCGCTCCTGCCAATCGTCGAAAAACTATTGCCCTACCTTGAGGACTTGGCAAAATTCGTTTCGGAAAACACCGACCTAATCGTTGCCTTGGGAGCGGCGTTTGGCGCGATCGCCGCCGCCACCGTGATCGCCAACACGGCCATGAAAGCATGGACGATCGCCACCACAGCGGCCACAGCTGCACAGAAACTGTTCAACCTGGCAATGGCGGCCAACCCGATCGTCTTGGCTACCGCCGCGGTCGTCGCCCTCGGCGCAGCTGTCGTCGTCGCCTACAAGAAATTCGAGCCGTTCCGCAAAGTCGTCGACTCGATCGGCGGCGCACTCAAAGCCGCGTTTACCGGCACGGTCGACGCCATCAAAACCGCCGTCAACGCCTACCTGGCCGTCTATAAAACCATGTTCAACACGATTGCAAAAGCGTGGAACAACACGATCGGCAAACTGTCGTTCAAAATACCGTCGTGGGTGCCCGGCCTCGGCGGCAAAGGCTTCGACGTTCCGAACATCCCCGAACTAGCCGCCGGAGGCATTGTCACTAGCCCGACCGTTGCCCTGATCGGCGAAGCCGGACCCGAAGCGGTCGTCCCTTTGAACCGTATGGGCCAAATGGGCACTAACGTAACGATCAACGTCAACGGCGGCGACCCCCAATCCGTCGTTGACGCCCTACGGCGCTACATGTTGCAATCAGGCCCCGTCCCGATCAAGGTTGCGGCGTGACAAAATACGTTTGGACGATTGAACATTCGTCGAACGATGGTTCGTCGTGGACGGACATAACCGACCTTTGCGAATCGTGGACCTACCGTTACGGCCGTCGATCAGTCACGGACCAATGGGGGTCAGGCGGCGGCGCTATTGAAGGCGTGTTCCCCGGGTCTCTGCCGACAATCTCGGTAGGGGATTGGATACGGTTTTACGAAGCGGGGTTCACAACCCAATTCGTTTTGGCGGTCGCGGACTTCAATTGGACGTACAACCCGGCAACAAACGCCGATCGGTGGACAATTACCCTCGAGGACGCCCTAGCGCAAATCGGGCGCATTTACTTGGATAGTGACGCGTTTATTCCGGCCGGGTTCGGTGCGGGGGTCACCGCATGGGGTTTAGCCACCACCTACGGCGTCGATTTTGACTATTACGGCGGCGAAAGCACGACTTCGGCAATCACCGACAGTAAAGGCACTAACGGAACCCAAATCCTTCAGAAGCTCACGAATCAGGCCGGGGCGTACATTCAGGCGCACCGCGTTGACCTTGGCGTCAAATGGGTCGGTTACGAATCGTTGCCATGGTCCGGCGACCCCGACACCCTTTTTACGGAAGTGTGGTTTTCGGACGTTGCCGGGCAAACCGTTTATAGCGAAATCCAATTCGAAGGGTTAGCCGACTCTTATTTCGATCTCACGTTTGTGAACGCCACCGGGTTGGATTCCCAATCCGCCGGGACGGGCCTCCGCGCCTACGCGCAGGACACCTACAACGAAACCGAGGCCGACGCCCTTTCATGGGCTAATTACCTTCTGATTCAACTTGGGTCCGCTACCCAAACCCCGGCGCAAATCATCACGTTGGACAACGTGAACGAACCCGTCTTTTTCATGCCGGGGAACGGCGCCAAAATCACCCTTCGAGGGAATACCTATTACGCGACGATCGAAGGCGGGACGATCACCGCGACACCGGGCGCCTATACCCGTATAACGCTTAACCTTTCGGACCGGGAGGCGTTGAACTATCTCTTATTGAATGACGCCCATTGGGGCAAACTAGACGAAAACCGATTGGGGTTCTAATGGCAGTAAAAACATTCACTAGCGGCGAGGTTCTCACCGCCGCCGACACCAACACTTATTTGGCGAACAGCGGCCTTGTCTACATCACAGGCGGCACAAAAAGCGGCGCGAACTCTTACGCCTTCGACAATGTGTTTACATCCGAATACCAAAACTATCGGATTGTTGTTGACCAATTGAGCCTCGCGACTGGTGGTCGCGCAATTCGGTTGCAATTCCGCACTAGCGGCGCGACAAACTCGGTAGCGAATTACAACTACGGCTACACGGGTTACCGGGCAAACGGAACGACCTACAACACCGCAGGCCAAAATCTGACATTCTGCGAAGTCGGTGTTTACATTGATACCGGCTCAACCGAATTAGGTTCGTTCATCTCCGACATTTTCAACCCACAACTAGCAAAACGAACTCGCGCCTTGTCAAGCGGCCAAGGGTTCGAGGGTGCTGCAGGATGGCGTAACGGCGGCTTCGAATTTTACGGAACCACACAATTCGACGGATTCCTACTCGGCCTGTCAAGCACGGGGAACTTCTCTTTCACTTACACAATCTACGGGTGGCGAAACGTATGAAACCCATAATTGAAATCACCGACGTTGCCAGCGGCGCAATAGAAATCCGCGAAATGACCGATGAGGAATACGCCGAACTAAACGCATCACTTTGGACAGAAACCACCCCCGAGGAGACACCGACAGAATGAAAACCCGCGTAGCCCTAGCGGCTGCGCTTGTCACCGTGCTGCTGAGCAGCTGCAATAACAAAACCTGGGTTGACTGCCCGACCACCACCGTGACCCGAACCAAAAACAAAGCATTGAACTGGAAAGAACCACCGACCACGACGATCTACTACGGGGAGGCCCGAGGATGCTAGAGAACCTGAAACCCAACCGACCGCCCTACACACCCGAGCAGCTCAACGCCCGGCTGCGTTTCTGGGTCGGCATCACCTTGGCGGGCACCCTGGTGCTCACGATGGTCGCGGTGTTCATCAACCTGCTGTTCATTCCCCAAGGCCCGACGATGCCGGAGACCGACAAAGAGCTACTGAACCTCATCTCGCCGATCGTGCTGTTTCTGTCCGGCACCCTGTCCGGTGTCATGATCTCGACCAGCGGCAAAAAAGACACCGACGGAGACGGGATACCCGACGCATGAAATCAGCCAACTACGCCATCGACGGAACAGCCGTCAAAATCGTGGCGTCATCCCCAGGCGCGCAAAACGTCTACATTCACGTCGAAGGCAACGCCGTCGTCTACTTAGGCGGGTCAGACGTGACAACAAGCAACGGTATGCCGACCGAAAAAAATGCCGTGCCGATCAACATTTTCGTGCCACGCGGCAACGAACTGTGGGGTATTTGCGGCGTAGAAACCGAGAACGTCCGCGTCCTAACGGAAGGAGCGTAAATGGCCGTCAAAAAAGCCCGCAAAAAAGCCGCCGCCGCCCCCCAGGCCGCGCCAGCGACCCCACCGAAGGCTGAGAAGGCCGCCAAAGCCCCCAAGGCCGCCGAACCAGCCAAAAAGGTATCGAAGTACCCGTACAAGAAACTGCTCGTTCCTGCGGCCCTACAGGGCGTCC